GAAGCCGTCGAGGCTGAAGAAGCTCGAGGGCACCTACCGGAAGGACCGCGACGTCTCCGGCCAGGCCCTCGAGCCCCCGCCGGGCGTGCCGGTGCGCCCGAAATGGCTCGACAAGGAGGCGTGCGCCGAGTGGAACCGCGTCGTGCCCCAGCTCGTCGAGCTGAAGGTGCTGACCGGTCTCGACGGCGGTGCGCTCGAGCGCTACTGCGTCGCGCATTCGAACTGGGTTCGGGCGCAGCGCGACGTGCAGAAGCTCGGGCCGGTGCTCAAGACGCCATACGGACCGCAGAAGAACCCCGCGGTGAAGATTGCCCAGGACGAGCGCGCGGCTGCGCGTCTGCTCGCCGGCGAGCTCGGCCTCTCGCCGAGTGCGCGCTCGCGCGTGAAGGTCCCTGAGAAGGCACCAGACGTCGACGAAACCGAGGCGTTCCTCTTCGCCGGCAAGCCGCGGGTCATCGAGGGCGGCAAGGCATGATGGGCTGGGCCGAGGGCGTCGACGACACCGGAACCGGAACCGCGAGCTGGGTCGAGTACCGACAAAGCACGAGCGACACTTCGCTGTTCATCGCGACGTTTCAATTGCCGCCGGTGCCACACGCCCTGCAGCGCCCCGCGCAGCTCGAAGAGCTTGCCCGCCTGGCGAGCGCTGATCGGCACCGCGCGAGCCCGCGCGAGCGCGCGCGCTTCGGGTGGCACGATGCTCCCCGTCGCCCGTGCTACCGCGCGCCCCGACTGCGATGATCGAGCGGCTGCCCGGCAAGTACGAGAAGCTTTGGCGCGCGCGGCAAACGCGCGATATCGAGCTCGGCGCGAAACGAGGCCTCCGATTCGACCAGGCCGCCGGAGAAAGGGCCGTCGCGTTCATCGAGAAGTACTGCAAGCACCACAAGGGCGAGTGGGCGGGGAAGCCGCTGCTCCTCACCGAGCTGCAGCGGGAAATCTTCATCGAGGTCTTCGGCTGGCTCCGAGTCGACGGCACTCGGCGATTCCGAACCGCGTACGTCGAGGTGCCCAGGAAGTTCGGAAAGAGCACCGTGGCGGGCGGCGTGGGCCTCTTCTTGACCGTCGCCGACGGCGAGAAGGGCGCTGAGGTCTACAGCTCGGCGACGAAGAAGGACCAGGCCGCAATCTGCTGGCGCGATGCCGCGGCGATGGTGAAGGCGAGCGCCGAGCTGAAGCGCTTCATCAAGGTCTATCGCGGCAATATGAGCTGCGAACGCATGGGTTCGAAGTTCGAACCCCTCGGCGCCGACAGCTCCACGCTCGACGGGCTCAACCCGCACGGCAACATCGTCGACGAGCTGCACGCGCACAAAGACCGCGGCGTCTGGGACGTGCTCGACACCGCGATGGGCGCGCGCCGACAGCCCCTCACGCTCGCGATCACCACTGCCGGCGTCTACGACCCCGAGACGATCGGGTGGCAAATCCACGACTACGCCACGAAAGTGCTCGAGGGCGTCATCGAAGACGACGACTTCTTCGCGTTCATCGCCGCGGCCGACGAGCCGCCGGCCGACCAGCCCGAGTGGTACTTCACCGAGGCGGCGCAGCGGCAGGCGAACCCGGGCTACGGAGTGAGCCCGAAGGCCGATTACCTCGCGAAACAGGCCCGAAAAGCGAAGGACCAGCCCGGTTTCTTCAACGCGTACCTCCAGCTGCACCTGAATGTCTGGACGCGCAGCGTGGTGCGCTGGCTCTCGCTCGAGCGGTGGGCCGAGTGCGACCCGCAGCCGGCCGACGTGCGGGCGGCCGCGAGCGAGCGCGAGAAGGGGCTCGAGGGGAAGGCATGCTTCGGAGGGCTGGATCTCTCCTCGAAACTCGACCTTTCGGCCCTCGCGCTGGTGTTTCGAGGCGAGAACGGGCTCATCGACGTGGTCTGCCGCTTCTGGCTGCCTGAGGCTACGGTCGACCGGTACCTGAAGAAGGGGCAGCGTCACTATGACGTCTGGCAGCGCGAGGGCTGGCTCACCGTCACGCCGGGCGACGTCATCGACTACGAGTTCATCAGGGCCGAGGTTTTGGCTCTTTCGAAGCGTTTTTCCCTGCAGGAGCTCGCTTTCGACCCATGGGGAGCGACCGACCTGGCCACGCGCATCATGGGCGACGGCATCAAGATGGTCGAGACGCGGCAGGGCTACAAGACGCTCTCCGAGCCGTCGAAGGACCTGCAGGCGCTCGTCGTCGCGAAGAAGCTCCGCCACGCGAACAACCCCATCTTGCGCTTCTGCGCATCGAACGCGGTCATCACCACCGACGCTGCGGGCAACATCAAGCCCGACAAAGAGAAGGCCGCTGACCGAATCGACGGAATCGTGGCCACGGTGATGGGTCTGAGCAGGCTCATCACGATGAAGACCGGCGGCGGCTCGTACATCGACCGCGGGCCGATGCTCTCCTTCTGAGATCGTCGCCACGTCCACACCCGCTGCGAATGTCGGCGTGCGTGGACCAGTGCTTGCCCTGACCTTCGGAGACGGCGAATGGCGACCCTTCTGGGCGAGAAACGGTCAGATCTGCTCCGAAGCGCGATGATCGACCTCTCGATTCTCGCCGGCGGAGGCCTTCTGGCCTACGGCGGCTGGCTCATCTACGCCCCGCTCTCATTCATCGTGCCTGGCGTGCTGCTGCTCGGCTTCGGCCTGGTCGGAGCTCGGCGGTGAGCTTCTTCGCCAGGCTCTTCGAGAAGAAGGTCGCCGATGCTTCGGCATTGACATACGGCGCGCTTCAGATGGGCCCGGCGTCGAAAACCGGGCTGAACGTCAACGAGATGACCGCGTTGCGTGTTTCCGCCGTCTATGGGTGCTGCCGCGTCATCGCCGAGGACATCGGCAAGCTGCCGCTCAAGGTGATGCAGGAAGCGCCGAACGGCGCGAAGCGAATGCTGTTCGATCACCCGCTCTACCGCCTCCTCTATCGCCGCCCAAACGAGTGGCAGACATCGATGGAGTGGCGGATGACGATGATGCTGCACGCCTTGCTCACGCACGGCGGGCATTCGTTCATCAACCGCGGCGCGGACGGCCGCGTGCTCGAGCTGATTCCGCTGATGCCGCACTGCGTTTCGCCGCGGCAGCTCTCCGATTTCACGCTGGTCTACGACGTCTCCGACCAGGCCGGCCACATCGCGACGCTCGGGCGCGAGCAGATTCACGTGCTGCGCGGTCTCTCGTGGAACGGGTATACGGCGCTCAACCTCATCGTGCAGGGACGCGAGGCGATCGGCCTGGCGCTGGCGGCGGAAGAGACCCAGGCGCGGCTTCACGGCAACGGGGCGAAGCCCGGCGGCGTGCTGTCGACGACCGCGACGCTCACCGACGTCCAGATCGCCCGCCTCAAGGAACAGTTCTCCGAGAACTACTCGGGCGTCGCCAACGCCTTCAAGACCCTGCTGCTCGACAATGGGCTCAAGTTCGAGCCGTGGTCGATGACCGGCGTCGACGGCCAGCACCTCGAGACCCGGAAGCACCAGGTCGAGGAGATTTGCCGCCTCTTCCGCGTTTTCCCCCAGATGATCGGCGCGTCGAGCGCAACGCCGACCTACGCCAGCGCCGAGAGCTTCTTCGGTGCCCACGTCATTCACACGCTGATGCCGTGGGTGACGCTCTGGGAGCAGGCCATCCTGAGGGACCTGCTCACCGAGGGCGAGGTCATTCAGGGCATCGAGGCGAAGTTCATGATGCAGGCGCTGATGCGCGGCTCGGCCGACCAGCGCGCCCAGTACTACGAGAGCGCCATCAGCCGCGCTGGGTGGATGACGCGCAACGAAGCGCGCCGCCTCGAAGACATGGACCCGCTGCCGGGCCTCGACACCATTCTGCCGCCCGTCGGCTCGACCGCGCCAGCCCCAACGAAGCCCGTCCCGCCCGCACCTCCTGCGCCGCCGAAGTAGTCGCGCGCGGTGTCCACGGCCGCCGCAATGCTCCGGGTTGCACGATGAACCCCGAGTACAAAGACGACGGCAGCGTGTTCGAGAAGAAGCGGCTCGCGAAGCCGTTTTCGGTGAAGTCGGCCGATGCCGCGGGCACCATCGACGGCTACGGCTCGGTCTTCGACGCCCCGCACCCGACCAGCTCGTGGGCGCTCGACCCCGAATGGAACGACGTCATTCGGCCTGGCGCCTTCGCCGACTCGCTCAAGAGCTTCGGCAAGCTCGGCACCAGGCCGTCGATGCTCTACATGCATCAGCGCGGCAACGTCATCGGCGCTTGGCAGAACGTCGCCGAGGACAAAGACGGCCTCGCCCTGAAGGGCCAGGTCGCGCTGAGCGCGAAAACGCCATCGGACGTGCCCATTTACGAGCTGCTGAAGATGGGCGCCATCAACGGGCTTAGCATCGGGTTCCGCGTCCTGAAGTCGACGCTCGACGAAGACCTGAAGCTCCGAGAGATTCTCTCGGTCGACCTTGGTGAAATCTCCATCGTTGACTCGCCCGGGGACCCGCTGGCGCGGGTGACCGACGTGAAACGACGGGACCCCCGATTTTTCGAGCAGCTCCTGCGTGAGGCGGGGCTGTCTCGCGACGAGGCCAAGGCGTTCATCGCCAAGGGCCTCGGTGCGCTGCGTGAGGCAGCGGCCAACGACGAACCGACTCAGCGTGAGGCTGACCGGGGCGGCGGAAGCGCCTGGCTGAAGTCCATCGTGGACCGAGCCGCCAAACTCAAAACCTGAAGCACTGGAGCCCCACATGCCCGAAGTGACCATCGCTGAGCTCAAGAAGTCCCACGAAGAGCTGATGACCGCGTTCGAGGAGCACAAGAAGACCGCCGACGCGCGCATCGCCGCGGTTAAGGCCGAGCGCGGCACCGCAGACTTCGATGAGAAGCTCGAGAAGCTCGGCGAGGTGATGAATCACGCCGACCGCTCCCGGCGCGAGTGGCAGAAGCAACAGGACGCGCTCGAGGCGAAGCGGGCGGCGGACGAGCTCGCCTGGAAGACCCTGCAGGCCGAGACCGACCGGAAGATGGAGGCGCGCATCAATCGCGCGGCTCTGGGCCTGGGCGGCGGCGTCATCGGCGAGGAGCTGGGCCGCTCCCTCGTCGAGCAGAAGGCGTATGACAGGTTCCTGCGCAAGGGCGCCGAGATGCTGAGCGCAGATGAGCGCAAGGTGCTCACCGTCGCCAACGACACGACCGGCGGCTACCTCGCGCCGCCGACGTATGAGCAGTCGATCGTCAAGGCGATCGTGCTCGTGTCGCCGTTCCGCGGCATCGTGACGACTCAGCAGATCGGCACGGGCGAGCTGCTGCAGCCGAAGCGGACTCAGACCGCCGCGGCGCAATGGGTCAGCGAGATCGGAACGCGGTCGGAGACCCAGAACCCGGCCTGGGGTCTGATGAAGATTCCGGTGCACGAGCTGATGGCTGAGGCGCGCATCTCGATGGCGAATCTCGAGGACAGCGCATTCAACCTCGAGGCCGAAATCACCCAGGAGTTCGCCGAGCAGTTCGGCGTCTCGGAAGGTGCGGCGGTCGCCAGCGGCAACGGGGTGAACAAGCCGCTCGGCTTCCTCGACGCGAACGCCGCCGGGCCGGGGGTTCCGATCGCCTACACCATCTCGGGCTCGACGGCGACCATCGCTGGTGCCTCTGGTGTCGAGGGTGACGGCCTCATCAACCTGTTCCACGCGGTGAAGACGGGCTACGCGGCGAACGGCCGCTGGGTGCTGAACCGGGCGTCGCTCGGCAAGGTCCGCCTGCTGAAGGACACGAACGGCCGCTTCCTCTGGGACCCGGGCCTTGGCCTCGGCGCGGCGCCGCCCACGATCCTCGGCGCGCCGTACACCGAGATGCCCGACATGCCCAACGAGGGCGCGGGCGCCTTCCCGATCGCCTTCGGCGACTGGAAGCGGGCCTACAAGCTCGTCGACCGCATCGACATGAGCATCGTGCGCGACCCGTACACCATCGCGAACGTGGGCCAGGTGAAGTTCTTCGCCCGCCGCCGCACGGGCGGCCAGGTGGTGCTCGGCGAGGCCATCCGCCTCCTGAAGTGCTCGACCTGATCTGAGCCCAAGAACGAGGGCGGCGCTCGACTAGGCCGCCTCCGTTCGATCCCTCGAAAAAGGACGCGACCATGCACACGAAGGACCTGCACGACAACATCAAGGTTTCGACTGCGCTCGAGGCGCAGGTCATCGACTCGGACGACACGTTCGAGGGCGAGACCATCGACACCCAGGGGTTCGGCTCGACCGAGTTCCTGTTCACCGCCGGAGAGCTCGCCGACGGCATCTTCACGGCCGTCCTCATGGAGAGCGACGAGGTCGACGAGGAGAATGCACTGGTCGACCCGGCCGTGGTCAACGCGATCGAGGGCGCCGACGACCTGCTCGGCACCCTGCCCGTCCTGCAGAATGATGACGGCGACGACAGCGGGCTGACCAAGAAGGTCGGCTACAAAGGCAGCAAGCGCTATCTCCGGTTCGATGTCGTGTCGACCGCGACCACCGACGGCGGAATCGTCGGGGCCCTCGCCGTTCAGGACAGCGCGCGCAACGCCCCGGTCAGCTGACCGGGCCAACCCCACGCATCAAGGAGACACGAAGATGAACGGCGATTCGATTCAGAGTCAGAAAATCATCCCGGCCTATGCCGGCGGGACGATCAGCAGCGACACGGACACGACGGGCGGCATCACCGTCGACACCCAGGGCTTCGAGAAGGTCGGCTACTCGCTCCACGCGGGAACCGTCACCTCTGGGACCATCCTGCTGAAGATTTTCGAGACCGACAACTCGGACGGCACCACGGGAGCGGTCGAGGTCGCCTCGTACAACGTGCAGGAGACGCTCACCGCGTCGAACACCTGCAAGAAGGTCGAGACCAAGACGAACAAGCGCTATCAGCGCCTCTTCATGACCTCGGCCGGATCGGCGAGCATCGTGGTCAAGAGCGCCCAGGCGATCCTGAGCAACGCGCGCAACAACCCGGCGTAACCGGCCAGGGAGCCCGCGGCGCCCGGAGCATCGGGCGGGTGCGTGATTCGATTCGCGGCTCCCGTTTTCTCTCTCAAGAGGAGCAGACGATGAAGGTCAAGATGCTGAAGACGGTGATGGGCGCGGCCGACGGCTATACCGTGGTCGAGATGAAGGCCGGGCAGACCTTCGACCTGACCGGCTCAGAGCGCGCTGATGAGCTGGCCGCACTGCTCCTCAAGGAGAAGTTCGCGGTCGAAACCACCGACGCTCAGCTCGCGGCCGACGTGAGGGCCGAGGAGCAGGCCAAAGCCGACGCCGAGGCGAAGAAAAAGGCGGAGCACGAGGCCAAGAAGAAGGCGGCCGAGGAGAAGAAGCTCGCCGACGCCCAGGCGCTCCTCGACGCGAAGAAGAGCAAGGCGCCGGAAGACAAAAAGCCAGCCGGGGACAAGCCGCCGGCGAAATGAGCTGAAACGTGCCCGCGCACATCTCCGTCGAGCCGCTGGATGAGCCGGTCTCGCTGGACGAGGCGAAGTCGCAGCTCAACCTCGAGTCGACTGAAGACGACGACTTCATCAGCCTGCTCATCTCCGCGGCCCGCCGGCACGTGGAGGCGCACTGCAATCGGGGCATCATCGAGCAGACATGGGAGCTCGTGCTCGAGGCCTTCCCGCATCACATGCACCACGCCTACCGGCACCACTCATGCAACAGGTATGGCTACGGCTCGGCCTTCCCGATTCTCCCCTGCCGGGCCTGTGACCTCTTCATCGAGCTCCCGCACGGCCAGCTCGCAGACGTCACGACCCCCGTGACCTCCGTGAAGTACATCGACCTGAACGGCTCGGAGCAGACGCTCACGCTCGCCACCGACTACACGGTCGACGCGGTGAACGTCCCCGGGCGCGTTCACCTGGCCTACCAGAAGAACTGGCCCCAGCCGCGCGACCAGTGGGACGCGGTGAAGGTGGTCTATACGGTCGGGTGGGCCGAGGACCTGGTGCCCGAGCCCATCAAGCAGGCCATCCTCCTGCTCGTCTCGCAGATGTACGAGCACCGCACGCCCGAGGTCGAGTCGCGGGCCATCACGCCGGTGCTCTTCTCGTACGAGGCGCTGCTCTCGCCGTACCGGCTGTTCACGCTGTGAGCCTGAACGCCGGAAAGATGCGCTTCCGCGTGGTCATTCAGCGGCCCAGCGACGTCCAGGGCGACAGCGGCCAGCCCGTGGACCAGTGGATCGTCTTCGCCAGCCGTCGCGCCATGAAGGAGCTGACCGCCGGCAGCGAGCACATGGTCCCGCAGGAGCAGATTGCCCGCGTCCCCGTGCTCTGGAAGCTGCGTTTCCTACGGGGCGTCACCCCGAAGATGCGGCTCCTCTCGGACGGCAAGGTCTATGAGATTCTATCGGCCATCGACCCAGACGGCATGCTGAACGAGCTGCACATCTCCTCGCTCGAGCGTGTCGGTGAAACGCCATGAGCGTCACGATTCGAGGCCTGGACGGGCTGCTGCGCCAGCTCGAGCAGCTCAAGGTCGAGCTCGCGGTGAAGGCGCTTGCGACCGCGGCGCGCAGGGCCTTTCAGCCAGTGCTGGACGATGCGAAGCGCCTGGTGCCCCGGGATTCGGGCGCACTGGCCGATTCGCTCCGCATCAAGGTTGAGAAGCCCTCCGCCGGCGACACGGTCATCAAGGTGGGCATCATGGTGGGCGGGAGCCGGCTCGCGAAGCAGTCGCGGGTGGCCGCTGCGGCATTCGGCGAGGCTCAATCGAAAGAGCTTCCCCCGGCCCGCCGCTGGCACTTCATCGAGCTCGGCACGTCGAAGATGGCTGCCCACCCCTACCTGCGGCCCGCGCTCGAGCAGAACGCCTCCGCCGTGGTCGAGCTGCTCAAGGGCGAGCTGCAGAAGCAGATTCTCAAGGCGGTGAACAGGTGAGCCCCGCTGAAGCCGTCCGCGAGCTCCTGGTGACCGTCACCGGCATCACCACCACGGTGGGCACCCGCATCTACCCGGTGGTGGCGCCGCCGCAGACTCCGCCGCCGTTCGTCGTGGTGACCCAGATTACCGAGGACGTCACGGCCTCATTCGATGCCAGCGACGCGTCCACCCTGCGCGCCGGCCGCGTGCAGGTGGACTTCTACGCCAAGCAGTACGACAGGGCCCACCTGCTGGCGGAGGCCGCGGAAGACGCCCTCGAGGCCGCTGACGAGGTCGACGGGCTGCGGGCCTTCAAGCTCGACAGCCGCGATCTGTTCGAGGCCGAGACGCTGCTGCATCGGGTGTCCATGGATTTCAACGTGTGGTTCGGTCGCTGATGACGAGCTGTCCACGTCGCGACTGAGGCTGTGCCCACCATGGGCACTCCCACCAAAGCGAAGAGCACGAAGTTCACCAAGGTGTACGCCGGGCTCACCACGGCGCCGGCGGGCTTCGTCAAGATCGCCGAGGTCAAGTCGTTCGACGGCCCCAACGGCACCGCCCCGACCATCGACGTCTCGAACTTCGACAGCGAGGAGGCCGAGTTCATCCCCGGCCTGTCGATGCCCGGAGAGCTGCAGATGGCCATGAACTTCGTCGGCAGCGACGCGATGCAACAGCAGATGGACCAGGACCGCGTCGACGGAACGGTGCGGTACTGGAAGCTCGAGTTCGCCGACCACGCGACCACGCCATCGACCCGCGTATTCCTCGCCTCGGTCACCGCCTTCAGCACGAGCGGCGCGACGAATGGTGCATACGACGCGAAGGCCACGCTCAAGATCTCGGGCAAGGTTACCAAGACGCACCGCCCGAGCTGAGGAGAGACCATGGCGACTCTCACAGTGACGGATATTTCTCGAGCCGGCGTCAGCGTCGCCGGAGCGACCCCCACCGCGACCACCGGCGACGAGTGGCTCAACACGGGCCGCGAGTTCATCGAGATCAAGAACGGCAGCGGCGGAGACATCACCGTCACCCTCGACATCAAGGGCACGGTCGACGGGCTGACCATCACCGATCGAACCGTCTCGGTCGCGGCGGGTGCGACCAAGGCGATCGGGCCCTTCCCGGTGGGCATGTACAACGACTCGAACACCGGCCGAGCGAAGGCGACCTGCTCGGCGGTCTCGAGCATCACCATCAAGGCCCTGAAGCTCCCCACCAGCTGATTCACAGGAGACACCACACATGGCACTGCTCACGATTGTTCCCCTCGTCCGCACCGGCATCGACGCAGCCGGGGGTGCCGCCGCGGCCGCCGGCGGCGACCGCTTCCCGAACACCGGGAAGGAGTTCTTCTGCATCTCGAACGCATCGGGGAGCCCGGTCAATGTGACCTTCGAGACCACCGTGACGGTCGATGACCAGGCCGTTGCCGACCTGGTGGTGGCGGTTGCCGATGGCAAGTCGTTGCTCATCGGGCCGTTCCCGATTTTCGAGTTCAGCGAGGAGGTGAACGTCAGCTATGCCGACGAGACCTCGCTCACCGTTCAGGCCATTCGCATGACGCCGGGGGTCTGACCCATGCGGCTCACCAGGGAGCAGATGCTGAAGGTCGAGAAGCGGAAGTTCCTCGACCTTCATGTGCCAGAGCTTGGGGGCGAAGTCCGCATCGCGAGCATCTCCGCCGGCGCTGCACTCCGGCTGCGCGAGCTGGGCATTGAGACGGGCATCGCCACCGCTGGCGCGTATGGGGAGATGGCCGTCACGCTCTTCTCGACCTGCATCGTCAATGACAAGGGCCTCTCTGAGCTCGACGAAGCCGCGGCGAAGGAGCTCATCGACCGCATCTCCACCGACACGATGAGCCTCCTGGTCACCGAGATCATGAAGCTCAGCGGCAAGGATAAACCCCAGGTCGTCGTCGCCAAGAACGGCGCCGAGGGTTCAGAGGTGCCCGCGGGAAACCCCTCCGAGGCAGCCCCGAGCGCATCTTCGCTTTCCGCCTGAGCCTCGCTCTCGGCTGCCCGCACCCAGATCGCCTCCTCGAGTCGCTCAGCCCCGAGGAGTTCGCGGAGTGGGTGCACTACTACGCGATCGAGCCGTGGGGCATCGCACCCGATGACTACCGTTGGTCCATGCTGTACGGGTCCATCGCCGCTGCCCTGGGCGTAAAAGACTTCGACCCCAGCAAGATGACCGTGACGTCGGCGGTCGAGATGATGTCTGGCGAAGGCCCCGCCGAGGAGGAGGAGGCCGCCAGCGTTGCGAGGTTTGATCGGCTGCTCGGGCTTCCCGATGAGACGGAAGAGAGCGAGGTGCACTGATGGCGAAGCTCGAATCACTCATCTCGAAGCCGAACAGGTCTCCCGAGGGCCTGGCGGTGCGCGACGATTACTACGGGCGCGCCAAGGCAGAGCGTGATGCTGCCGGGCTGTGTCGTCTCTGCGGCGCCGCGCCTCGCGCCGAAGGGAAGACACGCTGCTCCGCATGCACCGAGAAGATTCGCGCCAAGAACGTGGCGACCTATTATGGGCGCCTCGAAGCCGGCGAGTGCGTGGCCTGCTCTCAGCCCCGCGTTGTGGGCAAGGTCCATTGCCCCCGCCACGCCAAGGAGCAGAGCGAGCGGCAATTCGCAAAGGCTTCGACGCCTGAAGGGAGAGTCCGAGGTCTCGTGATCAGAGCGAAAGCGAGGGCGAAGGAGCGTGGGGTCCCGTTCGATCTCGACGTCAAAGACCTTCTGCCGCTCCCGATCGTGTGCCCGGTGCTCGGGATCCGGCTGACCTTCAACGGCGGGCGGATGAAGCGAAACAGCCCCTCGCTGGACCGCATGAAGCCCGAGCTGGGCTACGTGCGCGGCAACGTCCGGGTCATCTCGCAGCGGGCCAACGGGCTGAAGAGCGACGCGACCAGCGAAGAGCTCGAGGCGGTCTCCCGATACGTCAGAAGCATCGAGGGAGGATAACTATATCGCCAAGTTAGAGTCATTAATCGTCGACATGCAGCTCGAGACCGCCGAGCTGCGCAAGGGCCTCGACGAGATCAAGAACCACATGAAGGAGGCCGGCGATGCTGCCGAGAGTCTTCTCAGCTTTGAAGTATTGAAAGAGGTCGGGAAGTTTGCGTTCGAGGCCGCAGAAAAGCTCGCCGACTTCGTCATGGAGGGGGCGGAGGCCGCCGACAAGATGGGCAAGCTGGCCGCCTCCGCCCAGGTGCCGGTCGAGACCTTCGAGCGCCTCTCGTATGCGGCGAAGCTGGGCGGAGTCTCCGCTGAAGAGCTGGGCGGTGCGTTCAACAAGCTGAATCGTGCTCTCGCCGAGGCGTCCACCGGAGGCAATGCCCAGGCCGCGCTCTTCCGCGCGATGGGCGTCTCGCTGAAGGACAGCAGCGGAGCGGCCCGCGGGTCTGCAGACATCTTCAAGGAGCTGGCGACAAAGCTCAACGACATGGCCCCGGGATACGCGAAGGCCCGGCTCGAGCAGGACCTATTCGGAAAGAGCGGCACGCAGATGGACAGCGTGCTGAAGGAAGTAGCGAAGGGCATGGCCGATGCCGGCGGAGAGGCCGACAAGTTCGGCCTCGTGCTCAGCGACCAGGCGATTCAGGCGGCTACGGAATTTCACGACAACATGGAGAAGATTCACGCCGCGCTCGGCGGCATTGCGCAGCGTGTCGCGGCGCAAATCGCCCCGGCCCTCGCCGAGCTCACAGACCAGCTGCTGCACAGCGCAGCAGGCGCTGAGGTTCTCAATGCAGCGGTGACCGCCATCGTCTTCACCTGTCGCGCCGTGGCGACCGCGGTCTTGGTCGCCGTCGAGGCGTTCCATTTGATGCAGGAGAGCGCGGCCTTCATCGGGATCGCCCTGGAGGCGTTGGCCACCGGTAACTTCTCTCTCTTCGCCGGCATCGCCAAGGCGAGCGTCCATGTCGTCGGAGACGAGCTCCTCGAGCTGAAGGAGCGCATCAAGACAGTCTGGTCTGATAGCACGAAGTCGTTTGAAGACGCCGGCGATGCGCATCACGGCAACGCCGAGAAGATTCTCGCCGACATGAGGCGCATGGAGGGCGAGTCGAAGGCGATGGAGGAGCGCTTCAAGGAGGCGCAGAAGCTCGCTGAGAAGCTCGCGAACGAGCACTTCGCCGAGGGCGACACAGCGCACAAGAATTCTCAGACGTCCGAGGCAAGCGTCCATGCCGGGCAGCAATTTTCGAACATCGGCGCTGCGCCCACCGCCATTTTTGCCGAAGCGACGAAGGGCTTCAAAGACTTCGACGACGCGCTCCAGCAATACACCACGGCGCAGATCGGCATCAATAACGAGCAGGCCGCCGTGAACGAGGCGAAGAAGCATTTCGACACTGAAAGCTACGACCTCGCGATCTCTGCTCTCGAGTCACAGGAAGAAATCGCCCACCGTTCGAAGGAAGCGGCCGACGCCTTCAAGAACATGGCGGAGACGTCAGCCAAGGCGATGAAGAGCTCGCTCGACAAGATGTCGAGCGGCATCGCCTCCGCAGCTGGCCACTTCTTGAGCAAGCTGGGCGACCTGGGGACGGTCGTGCAGTCCGCCATCTCCGGCTTCCAGCAGGGCGGCTGGTGGGGCGCCATCATCGCGGTCATCGTCGAGGTCTTCTCGCGCTTCCAGCGCTTCGCCGAGATTCAGCAGATGGCGACCGATCAGCTCGAGGGGCTCGTCACCCAGCTGGCGCCAGCGCTGGGCCGCCTCACCAACGGCTTCGAGAAGCTGATGAACAGCCTCGGCAAGATGGTGACGACGGTCGGGACCGCGCTCGGGCCGGTCCTCGATGAGGTGGGCCGCATCTTCGGGGTCATTGGAGACGTCCTCGGGCCGATCTTTTCGATGATTCAAGACATCATCGGGCCGATCACCGACATCTTGCACCTCTTCACCGGCCTCGCGTCAGTGCTCGATCCGCTCACCTTCGTCATCAAGCTCGTGTCATACCTCTTCACGTTGCTGGGCATCGCGTTCACCGAGATCGGCGCCGGGCTCCAGCTCGGCATCGGCAAGCTGCTCGGGTGGCTCGCCGACCTCGCCGACAAGATCGGCCTCCACGACCTGGCGAAGACGCTCGGCACGATGGCGGCCGGAATGCTAGTGGCCTCTGGCAAGGCGGAACAGAAGGCGAAAGACATGTGGGCCCAGTTGGGCCACGACGCCGAGCACTTCTTCGACAGCAGCACCGACAAGAACACCTCCGCCGGCGGCGGCTTCAGCGATGCGCTCGCCGGCGCGAAGGGCAATGTCACCGGGCTGGCGGACGCGAGCCAGCACGCGACCAAGGCGATCGACAAGATGGCCGGCGCGCTCACGAACGTTCCATCTGGATTCAGGTACGCCGCAGCACAGTACACGGCGAGCGCGCTCGAGTCGTCGGGCCCCGGAGGTAGCGTTCACATCACCATCAATGGCTCGGTCATCTCTGAGAAGCAGCTCATGGACACCATCGAGAAGTTTCAGAAGCAGCGCAGGTTCACGCGCTCGGGAATCTGACCATGGCAAAGCTCCTCATCAATGGCATCAACGTCGGCCCGCTCATTTCGGCTGGCGAGGAGCCGCGCGGCGTCCGTCGCGACATCGGCGACGTTGGGCAGGCGGTCGACGGCACAAGCCGCGTGTCCCGGCGAGCTCGGAAGAACGACCTGGAGTTCAAGTCTCCGGCGATCGACGACGACGAGGCGAACGTCTGGGAGCAGTTCGTCACGGGCATGGGCGAGGTCTGGAACTTCGACGTGAGCCTGTATGGCTCCAAAGGCCTGGGCCCGTCGGCCAGCGTGCTCGCCACCCTGGTCACGTCGCATCCGAAGTTCGGAGCGAAGAACCTCAGCCTCGGCGCGACCACGGGCAGCATCACGTACGCCGCCGCGGCGCTGAACATTTTCGGCGCCTACGAGGGGCACACGGTGATGGTGTGGCGGTACGAGTCCTCCGCGTGGCACCACTACGTGGTCCGCAGCGACGGGACCATCTGGAGGGACGGCACGACCGCCGGCAGCCCGAGCGCCTCGTGGCTCAGTGTCAACACGAGCACGGGCAACGTCGTCATCGCGAACACCAGCGGCGGAGCGGTCGAATACGACGACCTCGTGGTGCTGCCGTTCCAGGTGTTCGACGAGTGGCCGAAGGTCTTCGCCGCGGCGACCGCTGCTTTCTCACAGCTGCCGTTCCTGAATCTGTCTGGCGATCTCGTCAAGGAGCAGGCGGTACGCTCAGTTCTCGGGCAGGCGAACGTCTCGCACGTACGCACGGGGGCAGGGACGCGCACGAAGCTCGAGGTGGAGCTGAAGGCCCGATGAGAACCATCACCGCAGCGCAGCAGGCGTGCCTCGACGCCGGAGTCCAGGCCGACCACGTTCGAGTCTCGGTGAAGGACTCGACCAGCACGTTTCGGGATCTGTCCACGTATGCGGGCTTCAACGCGCTGAGAACCGTCACGTGGGCAGAGCGCATCGACGACCCGCACATGACGTGTGAGGTGACGCTGATGCGAGAGCTGAACAAGCTTCGCTTCTCTCCATACGTCCAGGCCTCAGCGCTCAATCGGCGCTTCGACCCAGCCAATTCGTTCGTCCCGCTCATCGCGATGAACCGCGAGGTGAAGGTCGAGGTGGCAGTTACGCCGATGGACCGCCTGCCGGCGTCTGGCGACTGGTTCGAAGTGTTCCGCGGTCGCATCGACAGCGTGGACACCGCGAAGGGCGAAGACCTCGTCTTCAGCTGCCGCGGGCTATCGGGTCGGCTGGCGCAACAGTTCATCAAGACGGAGTTGGTCTATGCGTATGCGTCGGACGGTAACCCCGTTCCGCTCCGCGTGTGGGAGCCGCAGATTCCAGTCGCCGGCGGGAGCTACGTGCTGCCGGCTACGCGCGGCGACAATGACCCGGGGCTCGACAAGTTCCTTGCCTGCAGCGGTGCGGGAACCACGGGCACAACCGAGCCCATCTGGACCACGGGCGCGGGGCAGACCGACGGAAGCGCGACGTGGGACTTCGTGGATGAGCCATCGACCGCGGGCTTTCCGGTCGAGGACATCATGCAGAACATCCTCGACGACAATCGGCTGAGCGGTGATGCGGCCGTCACCCTCAACACGCCGTCGTCACCTGGTTGGGCCATCAGACAGTTCATTCAGCAGCGCACGTTCACGCTCGACGCCATTCGCACGCTTGCCGGGCAGATCGGCTGGGATCTTCGCTACAAGTGGGATTCCGGCGGCGGCGACTTCAAATTGACCTTCTACGAGCCGCCGCGCGTCGCCCCGTCGGTCGCGCACACGTTCGCACCGTCCGACTACAAGACGCCGGACACACTCGCCGTCGACATCTCCGACATCAGGAACGCCTGGCGCGTCATCTACGCCGACGCCGGAGACCTCTGGCCCGACGGCACGCCGAAGCGCAAACGGGTCGAGGTGCAGGACTCGGCCTCCATCACGAAATACGGCGAGCTGTGGGCCGAGATTCAGGAGGACGAGACGAGCAACATCGACTCGAGCTCCGAGGCGACAACTCTGGCGAACGCGGCGCTCTCGGACTGCGCTGAGCCGACTGCGGTGTTTGGGGTCGAGCTCATGCGCGGATTCCCGTGGACCGAGCTGAACGACTACTACACGTTCGGGGCCGACGAGGCGCACTTCGACGTGGATCTGTCTCTCGCGATCACCGGGTGGACTCAGACCTTCGAAGCCGGCAAGAGCATCAAGACGAAGCTGTCGCTGCGCGGGTTGCCGACCGCTGGCGCCCAGGTGCATCTGACGAAGACCGCGCACCCGCTCATTCCGCCGACGAAGCAGCCGAACCAGCATGCGCTGACGCAATTCCAGAGCCCGAAGTCGCCGAAGCAGACCTTCGCTGACGTCGTCGGCGGCACGCGCGTCACCCTCGACATTCCGCTGAAGGACAAGAACCGGCTCCTGTCTCAGTACGAGATTCACGTCTACGACGCGCCGGGCACGCCCATCGACGACTCGACCCTCGCCGGCGTGAGCATGGGACAGGACCTCGTGCTGCCACACGTCATTCCCGGGCAGACCTACTACACGCGCCTGGTCGAGCGCGGCTTCAACATGGGCCGGCTCATTCGAGGCCAGCCAACCGCCGAGCAGAGCTTCGTCGCTGGGCGGGCGAGCTCGGGGCACGTCCATGAGGGCATCGTGCTCGGCGGGTATCCACTGAACGGAGGCTTCGAGACGCGGGTAGACCCCTCGGGCATGCCGGACCACTGGACGCTCGTGGCCGGGACTTTCGGATCAGATGTGCTGGTCGAGGAGGGAAGCAGCGGGCTGAGCGGCGGCCGCTACCTTCGCCTGCAGCCCAGCCTCGGCACCGGTGACGCGCAGGTGGCGAGCGCGAAGTTCCCGGCGATCAACGAGACAGTCGAGGCGAACCGGTATTCGGGGCTCTACCGTCTCACCGTCTGGCTGAAGAACGCGACGAGCAACAACGCGGCGAATAACCTCGAGTTCTTCCTGCGCGGATACGATTACGCCGGGGCCCTGGTCACCGCTGTCGGCTCGAAGATTGTCAACGCCGCGAGCAAGACGAACCACTGGCAGCTCGTCGAGTATTTCATCAGCGTCGACGTCGACTCGTCGATTCGCAGTATCGACTTCACGCTCGATGCCCCACAGACGAGCGGCCAGTTCATCGTCGACATCGACGAGGTGAGATTTCAGTATCTCGGCACGCCCTGGTACCTGGTCGGAGACACCTCGAAGTTCACCGACAACTATGAGTCGATCCCCGCCTTCACGAATAGCTGGGTGGACTACGCGGGCAGCGTCCAGGCACAGGCCGGATTCCGCAAGAACCAGTTCGGGCGCGTCTTCTTGAAGGGGCTCATCAAGAGCGGAACCATCGGCACGTCGGCCTTCACCCTGCCGGTCGGCTATCGGCCCCAGGAGCAGTTCAACTTCGCGAGCATTGATGGGTCCGATGCCGGAGCTCGGCTGCAGATTCACACCGACGGCACGGTGACGCCAGTGAACGGGAGCAACGCCAAGTTCTCGCTCGACATGGTCTCCTTCGAGACTTTTCTCTAGAGCCCGCGGCAGATTGCGTTGCGACCGGCCTCGCCGGGGCAGCAACCGATCGCCCACCAGATGTGATCCGTCTCACAGACCCATCGCTGCGGGAGATTGCATCGCTCGCGCCCGACCTCTGAATCACAACACTGGCCCCCGGCGGCGGGCGAGCTGCTGCACGTTTGCGGAGATGCGGGCGGGGCGCCCGAGCAGGAGATCGCCACGACCAGGAGAAGGCTGCGCATCTGGGGACTCTGCACCCGGGGCCTGACACGAGCCGTCCACGCGCGGGGGCAGGATGCCCGCCATGAAACGAACGCTCGTGGGCCTGGCCGTGCTCTCCGTCGTCATCGCGGCCATCGCCTGGGCCGGCCCACCGACTGCCACCGGCGTGTGGCTGACGAATGACGTGAACTACGCCTTCGTCAACTGCTCCGCGACAGGCAGCTCGATTCAGACGCTCCCGAACGGGAAGTACCTCATGCGGGTGATGGACAACGACGTCAACGCGATGATCGGCGTCGTCTACGACGCGGGCACGGCGAACTACCGGCCGTTCGCGAACGGGTTCGGCATGCTCATCTCGCTCTATGCCGACGATGGCGGAACGCCCATCTCCTGCCAAAGCAGCGACGGTGGCGGAGACCTGTACTTCACCGGGACCCACTGACCTGTGCTCGCGGCTCTGCTCATCTCACTGCTGACGCAGTGTGACCCGTCGGGGCC